CCATAGAATTTGTTATCAGCAAACTCATAGGTATATTCGTGATCATCACAAAACTTTGTGAGTTTATCTAACAACCCGACATATATTTCACCAGTCTGGGTATTAAATAAACGAATCTTTCCGTCCCAATACTTGTTACGGTATTGGGGCATAAACTTTGCTCCAGGAACCTCAAACGTAAACTGATCTGCCAGTTCGTAGTAAACGTGAGGTTCCGCTTTTACCTGAAGATATACTTCATTCTTTTTCGATATAATCAAATGAGACATAATCCATAGGATTCACCTATGGATATTTATTCTCCGACTTTAAACGTATATTCCAGCATTAACCTTTCTAGAAAGTCTTTTAAACCTTCCAGTCTTTCTTTTTTGTCTGGGCATGAAACCCAGTTTTTCAAATGAAGACTTATCGATTCGTGAATTTGTCTCACATCTTCAATACCCATATCCATTGAGACAAAGGGCAAATCTTCATCAAAGTCTTGCTCGTAAAGATAGTCGTCGTCCATTAGTTAAAACCTGCTTGGAAACGGTGCCACTCAATAGAATTTTTGATTTGATAAGTTCTATTGGAAATGGTCTTAATGATATCCTCAAGAAACTTTAACATCACATCATAATATCGAATTTTAATGTCAATCTTATTGAGTTTCTCATCGGCATCCATATGCCTCTGTAAGGCATCTTTGTCCCTAACCTTATATGGGAAAGGATCTTCCTCATATACCTCTGCTGGTGCCTTTCCGGTGTAGTAGTTATACCTTTCGAGTTTGACCTTGTTATAAGTCTCTCTTGCTCTCTCTTTTAGAAGGGTAATCGTATTATATACAGTATAATACTTTGCATGAAGTTGAGGAATTTTTAAAGACTCATCATGTAAATTATCAGGGTCGATTTGAGAGTCTTTCTCCCACATCTCCTGAATTTGCTCAAGATTCATAAGCGTGTTCTGTTATCAGAGTCGAGTATATTGTAGATAGTATACTTGAAAGTAGCCTCTGCTGTAAAGTATTCTATGTCAGTAACTGAAGAATCAAATTCCAAGGAAGTCAAGGAAATTGGAAACATATCTTTGAATTTTACAATAGCGTTTGCTCTATAGTTACTATTGTAAATTGTTAAACTGCCGTCACTAAAACCTCTTTTTGCATCTCCAGGTTGCGTTATATCATCAGGATCTGCAAGCAAATCTACATAGTCTTGTGTGCTTTCTGGAAAACCCAATCCAGTTAACCAATTATGGATTGCCATGTAGTTTTCCATATCCTCATCAACCAAAAATCTTAAAGTCAAATCACCATAAGATAATTTTTCTCCGGGAATATCAAGATTCTTGAGATATGATGGTTGCACAGCAGTATCTAATGATAACTCTGGTATTCTTGCGACTGTGCAGAAAAAACTTACTTTCGGTTCTTTAGTTAGAGTAAACTTAAAACCTGAAGGTGACAGGAAATTTCTATTAGTTATTTGTGTCGGAAACTCACAAGCCATTAGAGGTTTTATTTGTATTTAGATAAAAAAAGAGACCCCGCGGGGTCTCTTGATAGATATGTGAATCGAGAATCACATGAGGTTGAGTACTCTGACTCTTCTGTAGTAACGGTTGACGCCACCCTTGATTGCACCGTAGTCACCACCAGGTGAACCATCTGCGAATGGATTGGAGACCATGCCGTAGCGGGTCTTAAATCCAATTTTGGGCTGGAAGGTGTCCTGACCGACGGCACGTACCATCTGGAGGGGGACATATGGGCAGTAGAAGAGACCTGCGTCATAAGGTGAAGAACCCTTATAACCAGCAACGTAATACTGCGAACCATCGGAACCAGCAACTGCGTTTGCAGAATATGGGTCGATGTATACACGATACTTACCAGCAAGGACACCTGCGAAGGTGTTGCCAGTGTCATCAACGTTGAGGTTAGCATTGAGTGCTGGGGTGTAGTCCAGAACTCCTGCCATGGTCAGTGCGGAAGCAACGTCTGCAGAGCAGAGAATCATGTTGCCCTTCCCTCTACGAGTCTCTTGTGCGATTGCGTTGGCATCGCGCTCGATTTGGAAGATAAGACCCTTGAACTTCTCAACGCTCCAACGTCCGTTGGAATCAACGTCGAGGTCGAATACTCCAGGGGTGGCAACGTTTGCCTGAGCACCAGGACGTGCAACCTTGTAGATAGTTCTGATGACTTCACGGTTGATTTCAGCAAGAATCTCAGTTGACAGGATGTTTGCCAACTCAGCTTCTGCATTCAGACCGTGAATTGCCTTCAGGTCCTGAGCAAGCTCAAGGCTGTATTCTGCTTTCAGAGCACGGCTCTTAGCAGTAACGGTGACCTTCTCGATCGAGAATGCCATCTCGTTGAAGTCGTTACCTGCTTCGCCCAGAGATTCTGAGGTTGCAGTATCCATACCACGACCAACACTATAGGTGCTAGGAGTAGCATTAGGATCGAGAACGCCAGGATTGGATCCTCTCTGAGTGTCAGTGCCGAAACCAGCAGCAGCACCGTCAGAACCAGAAACATATCCACTGCCAAGGACTGAACCATCAGTGCCGATGCCAGAGAATGCAGAGTTTGGCTCGTTAAACAGTGCTTCAGCACCACCCTGAGTGCTGTAGCGGGAGCGCATTGCGAAGATGAGTCCAGTAGGACCGGTCATTGGTTGAACGCCAGCCAGGTCATATGCGACCAGGTTAGGCATTGAACGACGGATGAGGGAAATCAGGACGGGATCGAAACCAGCAACGGTTTGACCACCACCAGACTGATAACCACTGTTACCAACAGCGTTGGTAGGTGCTTCGGAAAGGAATGATTGCTCTTCACGAAGAGCAACTTCTTGGTTCTCCAGGAGTTGAGCAGTTACGGCTCTACGATGTGCATCTTTGATTGAATCAAGACCTTCGTAGTCCAGAAGGGGTGCCCACTTCTCCTGCAGATGCTCGTTTAAGGGCATTTGCATTTGATTTTTACCTCTTTAAAAAAGTTAGTTTGAACTGTTATGATATAGAAATCACTTCTTAGAAACTCTTCTCAGAGTATTCATGTAAGATTCCATTAAAGGTGATGCTGATGTTTGACCAGCAACCTCGGTACCTTCAGAGATAGTCTCTGAGTGGTCTCTTTGAGCTCCGGCATTCTCTGGGAAGTATGACTTACGCAGAGTTACCAGTTTCTCACGATAGTCTGACTCACTGTCAAACTCAACATTTTCTGCAAGAGTAGCAAGCTTGTCTTTCTGGGAAAGGGCAAGTCCTTCAGTGACTTCTGCAAAGATTACATCAGCAACTGACTCAGCTAATCTCTTATTAAGAGCAACATTCTTATCGATTTGCTCGTTGAGTTTTGCTTCCATTTCATCAAGTTTATCTACCATGCTCTCGATTACATCATATCTATCTTCAGGGATGGTTACATAATGATCTTCAAAAAGACTCTTCATGCCTTGCATGAATGATTCTGTCATTTCAGTCTTGAGTCCGTGCTCAACTTGGAGAGCGTTCTCTTGAATCCACTCATCGGCAACATACTCAAGGTATGCGTCGAGTCTTTCCTCAAGACTTTCTTTAATTGCAGCAACTTCTTCTACAAGTGCTTCTTCGTAGGTTGCTTGCAGTTGCTCGGTGATTTCACCGACTTTTGCGTTGATAGCAGTTTCGAAAATGGTACGTGCTTTCTCTTGGAATTCCTCAGAAAGCTCTTCACCTTGAAGGAGAGCATTAACATCTTCTTCGACGTTATACTCAATCTTAGGTGCTTCTTCTTCAGCAACAACCTCTTCCTCAGTTACTTCTTCTTCAGAAACAACTTCCTCTTCGGTTACTTCTTCTTCTTCTGCTACAATCTCTTGACCATCTTCGATTTCGTCAGAAACTGCTTCAGCAGGTGCTGCCTTAGCATTGACTACATCTTTGACTTGCTTCAGAGTTGCTGCAGGATCCTTGAGTTTTGCAGAATCGTCATCGGGACGATAATTATCAGGGGTAGGACCGCCAAGATCTTCAACAGGAATACCTGCTGATTGCATTGGCTCGGCAGGAGCAGCCCCTTTGGTTACTACGTTTTCCATTTCTTGTAAATTGCTACCAACGGACATTTGATTAGATATTTTTGTATTAATCTATATTTATTTATAAATTAAAGATCTAGGAGGAAAGTCTTGAATAATTCAAGCTTATGTTCCTCAAGAGCTCTTTGACCTACGAGAGTATTAATTCTCTTTTGGGTTCTTTCGGCGAGTTGCTCACGAAGGATTCCACCTTCCCAAACCCACTCTTTTCCTTCCATAATTCCTGAAACAAAAGCATCAGGTGCAGAAGGATCGGCAACGATATCAGCAGCAGTTGCTAACATGAAATCTTCACCGACAATTTTATGACCTTCATTGGTCATCTTGAGTGAACCAACACCACGAGAAGAAACCCCCAATTGGACACCTTCCTTAATTAAGGATTGTGCAATCTTACCCATTGGAGTTTCGAGAAGTTGTGCCTTACCTACAAAGTTGTTTCCATCTCTGTAGAGTTCACAAATCTTGTGAGAAACTCTATCAAGGTTTACGGTAGGTCCATCAGGGTGACCAAGTTCCCCAAGAGCACGTCCTTTTTGAACGAAACTCTCATTGTAACGATTGACTTCTTTCTCCATGATTTGCATGGGATAAAGTCTACCATTACGGTTTACTTGCTCTGCCTGAAGAAAAATACCTTTAATAAAGCACTTTTGTCCAGCACCTTTTCCTTCGGTGATAAATTCTACGCTTGAAATTTCTTCTGTGATAAGTTTCATTTGTTTACCCAGTAAATCCTACTTTTGCACCAACCACTGCATTATCTGAAGCCCATATTTGGTCTGCACCTGCTTTCTCAAAAAATTCAACATGACCCTGAGGAAGAGACACAGTTGATGTATTTGCGTATCCAGCAAAAGTGCTTTTGGCAATACTAACAGTTGCAGTTCCACCAACACCATTGTATACTCTGACAACAGTTGCACTATCTAATGTAGTTGTCGCAGCTAAACCTACTTCGGTTCCTATTAATAATGTTCTTGTCATTATTCTTCTTCCTCTTGTGATTCTTGGTCAACTTCAGGTTCACCTTCACCAAATAAATTACCTGCTACAATTGGACGTGCAGCATCAATTCTTTCAGCAGATTTTGCATATAAAATACCCTTAATGGCATCAGACACATCAGTTGGCTTTGCATCTGTTGCAATCAAATCGATAACGTTATCCATAAAAATTTAGTGTATATATTCTATATTTATATTTCTGCCTTTTTGGTGTCTTTTTGCATCTGTGCATCAGCAACTGATGCATCTTGTCCCATATCTGGTTCTGTTGGAACTTGACCCATTGCCATTGGGTCCATACCCATTCCCATTGGGTCCATTCCAGGTAAAGGTTCTCCCGTAATTGGATCTACACTTCCAGGAGCTGGGATAATACCTTTGTTAATTTCATCTTCAATCTGCTCATCAATCTCAATAATCTCTGAATCAGTTTGACGAAGAACTTTCTTTCTTACAAACTCTGTGGAGTAATACTTTCCAATATAAGGTTCGATGGTTGCAAGATTGCCAAGTCTGCTTTGGAGCAATTCGGACTCTTTCAGTTCAGCAAACTGGTTATCATAGAGGAAATCATACTGAATATGATCGGACATTACTTCCCAATCTTCAAGAGACACAATATTTTTTAAAACTAATTGTGTCTTCAGCATATCGTTAAACATCTGAGAGAATCTCTTTCTCAGACGACCGACAAACTTAGCAAACTTAAGTTCATCTCTTAAAATTTCGGAAGAACGACCAAGATTAAAACCACCATCGGCAGCAATTCTTGATTCGGGAACTCCAAGTGCTCTGTAGAGTTTCTTTTGGAAATACTCAATGTCGGAAAGTTCGCCAAGGTTTTGTCCACCGGGAAGTGTAGTGATTTCAGTGCCACGACCACCTTCTCTTCTTGGAAGCCAGAAGTCTTCCATCATGGACATAAACTTGCGGTCATCACGGACTTCACCGGTATTTGCATCATAGGCAAGTTTATTTCTATAACGAGACATAACCTCTTTGAGGTATTGCTCTGCCTTTACTTTTGGAAGATTGCCAACATCAATATAGAAAATTCTACGCTCAGGTGCTCTGGACAAACGATAGATGACCAAAGAATCTTCAATCATTCTCAGTTGATTGAGTGCCTTGATTGCCTTATGCATATAAGACAATACTGTGCCTTTGTTTCTATCAACCAATCCTGAGCTACAATAAGTAACCGAATCCTTTGCAATCTTTACTGCACCTTTTTTACTGGAGGAGTTTGATATTAGACCGGTTGGATAATTTGGTGATGGGGTATAGATGAAATATTCGTCAATTTCTGGTTCTACGACATTTACATCGTTATTTTGTTGAAGTCTTCCATTAGTAAGTGCTTGATAATTATTTTCTTTCTTCTTTTCCTTACGAATAAATTTCATTTTCATTGGGTCAATGTATCTCAAATCCTGAATACCTGCCTGAGGATTCTTGAAATCGATGACCTTCAGATAATAAAGTCTTCCATCAACATACCAATTTCTAAAGATTTCGTGTGCCTTTCTATCGAAATCTAAAACTTCTTTGATATATTTAAATTCTGCTCTAATGATTTGCTTTAATCTATCACTAGCATTAAGGTTTGATAATTCAATCTCAACTGGCGAGTCATAAAGATCACTAACGATAGCTTCATTTACTACATCTTCAATGGCACCATCACACTCAGGATGAAGTGCCATTTCTCTATATCTTTTGATTAAATCATGCTCAGTGCGATAAACACCTTCGATATCAACATAGTGACCATAAAATCCACTAGAGATATAATTATCAACCCCGTCCTCATTATTTTGAGGGACGGGGGATACTACCGAAGGTGGTTTATTCTGCGAATCGTCAATAGAAAAACCAAAAAGTTTTGCCATCGTATAAACTATCTACTTGTTATGGACTATTTAGTTAATGTTTTCACCACCCGAATTAGGACCACTACCTCTGATTGCTTCCCACCAGAGAACTTGCATTTCGACAGTGAATTCTTGAATTCCCTGAGCATCATATGAAAGTTCGATTGGGGCAACCTGAGTTGGGAAGAGGTCATAGAAATGATACTTTCTCAGAGTGTCGCCATTACGGTCGAGTTGATAAACATAAGCATCTGCTTGATAATCTGCTGGATTGGTGAGTCCAGTGTTATCAGATACTCTATTCATAGTATTCATCCACTTTTCAAAAGCAGAACGAATAGAGAAATCGGTATCGTTGATAACGGTGATTGACCAAGTATCGAAGGTTCTGTCTCCAGCAACCTTCAAAACTCTTCCTCTGAAAGGAACTTCAATAGGTGCTACGTTTGATGCGGGAAGATTTGCTGCCTTGACAAGAAATCTTGCCTTATTGAGAATGTCATTCAAACCATCAACAGCTACGGTTGAGGGGAATGATAATTCAACTTCAAACAGATTAGAGCGTGCACCGCCACCAGTCAGTTTGCTCTTAAAATCAGTAATCTTTCTTAGTGGGGGTGGATTAAGTTGATTTCTAGTTGCCATTGTTTTTTATACCTCTAAGGTTGATTAATAATCAAACGTTGCCAATTACTTCGTCAAACGAAACACCAGTTCTGGTGGCAACAAACGTGAGACCGATGAAGTTAATCGATCTGTTTGGTTTGATGAAGATATCAGCAACAAATTCATTGTTGTCGATAACAGCAGCGGTGTTGTTTGTTTCGTCGCAAACGACGACATAATCAAAGATTCCTCTTTTTGATTGGACATCACGAAGGAATGGTTCGATGATGTTTACAAAGTTTGTTCTTGTAATCTCATCGTTGAATTCGAAGAGTTGGTCTCTAGCAGCAGCTGCAATTGCTTGCTCAAGATAGATAAAC